ATATAAAATGTATCAAAAGGGGTTGACGATACATAATGTATCAACTATACTACAGTTAACGATACAAAACGTATCAAACGGTAGGTGATGAAATGAGGAAACGACTTATAAATGAACGTGCATCAAGGAATTTAACACAAGAAGAATTGGCTTTAGCTCTAAATTTATCAACAATATTCATTCGTAAGGTAGAAAAGGGTGAAAGGAACCCTAGCGTCAAGACAATGAAGGCATATCAAAGTTTTTTCGGTGTCAGGGCAACAGAATTGTTCCCAGACATTTTTAATGACTTTGATGATACAAAATGTATCAAAGATACGAAACTTATCGGATAGGGAGGAAAGAAAATGAACCAATTACAAGTTTTCAATAATGAAGAGTTTGGACAAGTTCGAACGGTAGTAAAAGGTGAAGATGTTTGGTTTGTAGCTAAAGATGTGTGTGATGTATTAGAAATCGTAAATGCAACTAGATCATTAAGTCGCTTAGATGAAGATGAGCTTCACAGTATGAAGGTCGCTGATTCACTTGGAAGACCGCAAGATACAAATATCATCAACGAAAGCGGTCTTTACTCATTGATCATGACAAGTCGCAAACCACAAGCGAAAGCATTCAAAAAGTGGGTAACAAGCGAAGTACTTCCTTCTATTAGAAAGCATGGAGCATACATGACAGATCAAGTCCTGGAACAAGCGGTAACAAATCCAGACTTTGCAATCGGTCTTCTCACTAAATTAAAAGAAGAGAAAGAAAAGCTTGCAGCAGCACAACAACAAATCGTACAGCAACAACCATTGGTAGTCTTCGCAGAAGCGTGTATGCAGTCAGAGCAAACACTGAAAGTTAGTGAAGTTGCAAAGTTAGCGACAAAACAAGGAATAAAAATTGGTCAACGTCAGTTATTCGCAAAACTTAGAGAATGGGAGTTAATGTTCAAGCGTTCTACTGAGCCGACTCAGCCAGCTGTTGAAAAAGGATACTTTGAAATCGCACAAGGTGTTAAACAGAAACCAAATGGTGAAGCATTCACATGGACAACAACATACGTAACACCAAAAGGACAAGCCTACATCATAGACCGACTGAAGAAAGAACAAAATCAGGAGGCGGTTTAAATGATGGAGGAAAGTACATTAGCACTGGCAATCGTATCAGCGACAATATGTATATTTGTATACCTGGCGCACCGAATAGATGTCTGGGACAAGAAAACAGGATGGTCAAGAGATGACAAATAAACAGCAGCGTGATGAATACGAACAAAAGAAACTAGCATGGATCATAAAGGATTTACGAGCTAGAGGGATACATAACAGCGCAGATAAAGTTGAGGAAATGCATAAGGAGTTTATAACTCTAGCTAAATAGAGAGGGGAATGGAAAATGAATTCTAAAATATTTACTGGAATGTACGGAGCGATTTACTTGGTCATTTTGTTCTTGGTATTTGAAAATACGAAAAGCTTCATATCAGCGGCAATCGTGATGATACTCGTTATGTTAATTGCCGAGGTTGATCATAGATATGGATTCTACAAAGGGAGCAAGAAAGCTAACAAAACGAAATAAGACAAGCTTTCGCTTGTCGGAATATTCAGGAATCTAATGTTGGTCCCCACCTAATTCAAAGGTTCCTGGATATTCCGATGCGTGAAAGCATCAAAACAAAATAAAAACCAGCCGATTACCCCTAATCGACTGGTTCAAGAAACGACGCAATAATTTGTACCTCTATTATAACACGGTCGTTTCTTACAGTAAACAAGGAGGAATGTGGAAATGGTTGATGTTCAAGAAAAGCAAAAAGAACGTGCAATCGAAACTTTAAAACAAATGTCCGAAAAAGAAAAAGACATGGTTAAGAAGTTAGATCTCGACTATGTAATCACAGTTTTAACAAATAAACCATATGGCGGAATGCCTTTCTAGGAGGATATAAAAATGGATATTTTAATCAGAAACATTACTAAAGAAGAGTTAGTGAAAATAATAAAATGTGATAATTGTGATGGCTCGGACATGGATTTACAAACGTATTATCACTCTCCGGATGAAATTGTATGTAACGAATGTGGAAACAAAATAGAAATCTCGGAGGTTAAATAACTATGAGACTTTATGAACTAACAAACAATTGGAACGAACTACAAATGATGATTGAGGATGGTGTAGATCCATCAGCATTGCAAGATACATTACAAGCAATTGAAGAAAGCATCCAGGATAAATCGCAAAACATTGCGCTACTAATCAAAAACCTTGAAGCGGATACAGAAGCTATCAAATTAGAAGAAAAGAGATTAGCAGAACGTAGAAGAGCAGTAGAAAACAACTGTAAGAGTTTAAAAGATTACCTGTATCAGCAAATGACTTTATTAGAAGTAAAACGTATTAAAGGAACAATCGTAACTGTAGGTATTCAAAAGAACCCAGCAAGCTTAGACATCGCAGAAGATGCGGTTGTACCACCAGAATACATGATTCCGCAGCCGCCTAAAGTTGATAAGAAGTTATTGCTTGCAGCGGTTAAAGATGGAATGCAATGGGATGGAATTACATTACGTCAGAGTGAAGGCGTGAGAATCCGATGAATAAGAGCGAAACTATCACCGAATTAGCTAAAGCATTAGTGAAATTCAATTCAGAGGTTAACAAAATAGCAAAGGATGCAGACAATCCTTTCTTTAAAAACAATTACGCAACGTTAGACACGATTATAGATGAAATTAGACCAATCCTTTCTAAACACGGATTAAGTATTATGCAGATACCGAGTGGTGACGGTCAAAATGTAACGTTAAAAACACTTCTCTTACATGAAAGTGGTGAGTGGCTTGAATCAGATGAACTAACAATGAAGCCAGTAAAGAACGATCCGCAAGCGGTAGGGAGTTGTATCACATATGCTAGACGCTATTCACTAGCAGCATTCCTTAGTTTGAACACAGGTGAAGATGACGATGGCAACGGTGCTACTTATGGGAAGGACAAGCCTAAATCTAAAGGTAACAGTGGGCAAGCACCAAGCAAACCACAAGGGAATGGCGGTAATGGTAAAGCATCAGAGAAACAAATGAAGATGATACATGCAAAAATAGCGCACATTTCAGCTCTAGCAAAGACTGATAAACATACTATCGAGGATACATTAAAAGGGAATATCGGAACTGACAACCTAAGCGAGATTAGCTCGCAGGTTGCATCGAAAGCAATTGAAGTGCTAATGGGCTGGGAAAAACAGTATAGCCAAGCAGGTTAAGGAGTGAAAGCCTATGTTAGATAAAAATCAATCAAAAGTCGTCCTTCCGGCGTGGGTGTGGAAGGGCGTAAGAAATGAAAAGGAAGCAAAAGCAAAGGCGATTGAGTACATTACTCCCGATCGCTACCCAGGATATAAAATAATCAAAATTCAAGGCGACATAGCGGTATGCGAAAGGGACGTGATGTGATGAGTTTTCAATGGAATAAACATAACCGAGATACAAGTAAACCAATTCCGGTGAGAGGTTACAACCTTACTAAATTACTTAAACGAGTTAGAGAATTGGAAGAAGACGGATATGAACACGTAAAGCCATATCAAAAGATTTATAAGCAAAGAAAAAGTTTTGATTATGATATGAGCCGTAACTTTGGTAATGGTGGATATAAATTTAACGGGTACACAGATACAGTTGAGTATTTGTTCGTGATGAAGAAGGTGAACTAAATGGCAGATGTTAAATGGATAAAACTCTCTACTAGCATGTTTGAAGATGAAAAGATTCGATTGATTGAAAGCTTACCAGATGCAGACACATTACTAATCATTTGGATTAAATTGTTGTCTCAAGCGGGCAGAACAAATGCCAATGGTTACATTTTCTTAAGCGAAAACATTCCTTTCACAGAAGAAATGCTCTCAACACTTTTTAATAGACCGATAGCAACAGTAAGACTTGCACTACAAACGTTCAAACAGTTTGGAATGATTGATATCACTGATGATCAGTACATTTGCATTTCGAATTGGGAAAAGCATCAAAACGTTGATGGGCTAGAGAAAATACGTGAACAAAACCGATTACGTAAGCAAAAACAAAGAGAAAAACTTAGATTGGATATGTCACGTGACAGTCACGGGACAGTCACGCAGAGTCACGCAACAGATATAGAAGAAGATAAAGAAATAGATAAAGAAAAGAATAAAAAACCTTCTTGTCAAAAGTTTTCAACTTCCGACCTGGAGAATGCGAAATTGTTATTCGAATTAATGCTACAAAATAATCCATCAGCAAAAGAACCTAACTTAGAAAAATGGGCTAATGACTTCCGTTTAATGAGGGAACGTGACAACAGAACGGGTGAAGCAATTAAATACCTTATCAACTGGACACAAAAGGATGACTTCTGGAGCGCTAACATTCTTTCTCCAGCTAAGTTAAGAAAACAGTTCGATGCTTTGGTAGTGAAGATCAAGAAAGAGAAAGCAAAAACTCAGCCTAAAGTCGTTAAAGGTAAGAAGGAAGTTAGAGAGGAGGACTTTGACCTTGATTAAGAAGCAAACGTTTGAATTATTAAAGGCAATTAATGCATTGTACCCAATATTTGAAGTAACACAAATGAAAATCGACTTATGGACTACCATTCTATCAGAACAAGAATATGAAGAAATGCTAAAAAACCTTTCTAACTATGCAAAATACAATCAATTTCCTCCTAAACCAGCTGATTTATTAAAAGAAGATCATGAAGTGAAATATACAGGGCCAACTGTTGCCGATACAAAAACAATGTTCAATCAGTGGGATGAAAATAGCAAAGACGTGGCGCCGCCGGAGGAACGGGAAAAGCATTTAAAGGAAATCGCGAAGATATTGGGGATTAAACGGAGGGGAAGACAGTGAATCACACTTTAGATTACGAGGGGCTATATAGCATTCAAGCAGAGCAAGGTCTTCTAGGGGGATTGATTTTAGATCCAGACAAGATAAAAGATATTAATTTACAACCTGAGCAGATGTATCGTCCTCAGCACGTCCGAATCTTCCGTACAATGCTCGAAATCGATAGCGGAAACGAACCAGTAGACTTTGTAACTTTGACCGCTAGATTGGCTGAGAAAGGGCTTATAGAGGATGTCGGTGGAATCGGTTATCTTGCTCAATTATCTGAAACTACACCAAGCACTTCTAATATTAAATACTATGAAAAAATCGTGTGGAGTAAATGGCGAGATCGAGAGGTTGTAAGAAATACAGAAGCGTTAAAACAAGCGGTTCATAGCGGGAATGATACAGAACTTGCTATACAAACTCAAATGGCTGCGCTACTGAATTTAAGTAGGGAAGACAAGAACAGTGATGGGCGAATCAAGGACGGACTTATAGAAGTTTTCGGCGAGTTAGAAAATCCGGTTCGCGGATTGGCTGGAATGGATACGGGATTCACGGAATTAAACCGCATGACAGCAGGATTCAAACCACAGGAGCTAATCATCGTAGCAGCAAGACCATCGGTTGGTAAAACGGCATTCTGTTTAAACGTAGGCAGCAATGCAGCGGGCGAACAAGGTGAAGGTGATGTAGTTGCTATCTTCTCACTAGAAATGGGCCAAAAAGAACTGTTAAAAAGAATGGTCAGTATTAACGGAAATATTGATGGGAATCGCATGAAAACAGGTGAGTTAAACCCAGAAGATTGGACGAAGTTAACGCAAGCTATGGGAGCTTTGAATAACAAAAACATTCGAATCTTTGATGATGCAGGGATTACAACGAACTTTATCTGGTCAAAAGTTAAAAAGTTATGCGATGAGTTCCCAGGCAGACAAATCATGGTGATCATCGACTACTTACAACTAATAACAGGGAATCCGGTACATAAAGGAAACAGACAAGCGGAGATTGCAGAAATTAGCCGGACGCTGAAAACGATGGCTCGCCAATTAAATGTATGCGTGGTTGCTTTATCTCAGTTGAGCCGTGGTGTAGAACAACGCCAAGACAAAAGACCTATGATGTCCGATTTACGTGAGAGTGGACAAATAGAGCAGGATGCAGACGTCATAGCGTTCTTATATCGAGAGGATTATTACGACCGAGAAACGGAAAACAAAAACACGATTGAAATCATCATAGGTAAGCAAAGGAATGGTCCGGTTGGATCAGTAGAATTGGCATTCATTAAGGAGTACGGAAAGTTCGTTAACTTGGAAAGAAGGTTTGAACAGTGAGAAGTCAACTAAGTTTTGACGACATATTGGGAACTTTTGATTACAAAGCGAAAAGCACAGCGGAGCAATTCCTAGCGAAGCCGCAGGGAATCCCTACTTATACCGTGGATTTCTTTGATAAAGACCTAAGACAAAAGTTAAGGTGGTTCGAAGCGAAGACAAAGAGCGAAGCCGAGGGAATGGCTAGAAAGAAATATGGACAGATACAGATTGTTAACACATACATCTCAGATCGGACGCTTAAAGAAATTATGGAGCTAGATTAGGAGGGAGAACATGCCGAGTTGGATAAGCGAAGAGAATTTACAAAAAGCATTAAACAACGGGATTAACTACCACACATTGTACGACAGAATTAAAAGCGGTTGGACGATAAAAGAAGCTATAACAACACCTCCAGTACGAGGGGGGATATTCACAAAAGAAGAGAGAGCAATTTCAGAATCAAATGGAATATCTTACAAAACTGCATACGCAAGAATTGTTGTTATGGGAATGAGTGTAGAGGAAGCGATAATGACTCCATTAAGACCGCATAGGGGAAGGAATCGTAAACATGGACAATGGAAGGAAACCGCATTAGAGAATGGCATTCCGGAACATAATTTTTATAACAGATTGAGATTAGGTTGGACATATCAAAACGCGGCAACTAAACCAGTGAGACGAAAAGGTGAAATAGAGAAAAAGTGGTTAGATATCGCAAAGAACAACGGCATTGGATATCATACGTTCCTTTCACGGATTTGCACTCATAAATGGGACATGGAAAGAGCGGCAACAACACCAGTAATCAATACAGGAAGACGTTGCTCAATGAAAGATAAGGAGGAAGTATCGTGAGGTATTATGGGCCTGTTATCACTGATGAGGATTACGAGAAGGCAGCGGGGAGAGGCATAACGAAAACAAATGTTTACCAACGAGTTCATACGTACGGATGGAGCATTGAACGAGCGGTAACAGAACCGCTAAGAAGTAAAGGGAATCCAGGTAAGCACAGCAAGATGCTAATTATTGCCGAGTCTTTAGGGATTAGCGCATCAACATATTTTAGAAGATTGAGAAATGGTATGACACCAAAAGATGCAGCAATGAAGCCTAAAGGACACACTACCCATCTAGAGCTTGCAAGGGAAAATGGTATCAATGATATTTGCTTCTATAAAAGAGTGGAAAGAGGAATGCAACCTTATTTAGCAGCAACGAAGCCAATGGCTAAAAGAACGAGGAGAAAGAAACAGATAAGTTAGGAGGAAATATGGATAGGAAACAAGTTTTTATCGACGTCTTATTACATAAAGGGATCTACAAGGAAGAAGAGACGGGACGTCAGCTTTATGAAATGAGTGAACAGGAATTATTCAAATTGATAAAAGGGGCTGGAAGCTATGAGGGAAGCGATTGAAGAGTATATCGAACAGTTACAGTTATCAGCAGTGGAAAACAGAAAGAGAGCAGACAAGGCTTATGATGACGAGGATTTAGGGTTGGCTGGGTATTACAAAGGGCAATGGATTTCGAATGAGGAAACGGCAGTTAAATTAACGGTTATCTTATCTAAATACAAGGAGGAAGAACAATGAAATATACAGAGCATGGCACGTTTGAAGTAACTCAACTATTAGCAGAAGCGAAGGAGAATGAAGAGAATGGCAACTAAGATTGTTATGTACACGAAAAATGATTGTCCAAATTGTAAGAGGGCGAAATTTATGTTTGAAGCGTGCCCGGTAGAGGTAGAAATAATAGAAATTAATGTAGATAACTCAAGCGATACAGATAAAGTTTACGAAAATCTAAAATCTAACGGTATTCATAGTTTACCAGCGTTTAAGTTTGAGAACGGGAATATAGTTGTTGGATTCGAAGAAGGAAAGATTATGAAGGAATTAGGACTGTAGGAGGGATTGCATGAAGAAAGAAACCAAAATACAGGTGGAAGGTGAGCTTGAAAAGATAGAAAGCGATATTAGTAATTTGGAATATCACCTTGTCATGATGGATGGTGAAAGGCAGAAAACGAGAAAAGCTTTGGACGAGTTGAAAAATCGGAAGAAAGAATTGAGAAGTTACTTATAAGGAGCGGAACAGGATGAAGTTAAGAACAAAGATTAAGCGAGTAAGAGATGTAGAGTTGCCACGATATGCGAAGCCAGGAGATAGCGGTTTTGATCTTGTAGCAGCGGAGGACACGATTATCTGGCCAGGCGAAACAAAAGTTATACAAACCGGATTAGCTTTCGAGATTCCACCAGGTTATGAATTGCAGGTACGCCCGCGTAGCGGTATGACGCGTAATACAAAGTTGAGAGTTGTTCTTGGAACAGTGGATAGTGGCTACCGTGGAGAAGTTGGGGTGTTAGTTGATAATACTGAAATTCCTAAAGCGGCAAACATGCAAGCGTATGTAATAGAAAAGGGAACTCGCATCGCTCAAGGCGTCATAGCGCCAGTAGTAACAGCTCATTTCGTTGAAGTGGACGAACTATCTGAGAGTGATCGTGGCACAGGTGGATTTGGAAGTACGGGCGTAAAGTAAGACAAAATTTGAATTTTGTTAAGAAATAGGAATACGAAAGGATGATAGTAAATGTACTTTATTTCAAAAGAAGAGGATTTAATTGGGAAAGAAATAGCTTTTACACACATGGCTCAATTTGCTAAAGCTATTACAATCGTTACAAAAGATAAGGGAATCTTAGTAGTTGAGCAATTCCAAGATGATGGCAGCAGTGAAATCGGTGTGTACGGCAAAGGCAACGCAAGAGCATATGTGTTAAATCATAATTGGTTAAGAAAAACATTGCATGAAAAAGGGATAATCTCTCATGAAGAGATTCAAGAGTATGAGAATCAAAGACTCTTACAACAACAGAAACAACAGGAAGAATACAAAAGAAAAAAAGAAGAGCAGGAAAGAGAAACATATGAACGGCTAAAAGCGAAATTTGAGGGTTCAAATATTCAACAAAACTAAACAAAAGCGTTATTTTATAAAAAATGGAGGTAAGTAAACATGAACAAATTAAAAAAATATTTAGATGCTTTATTAGTTGGTGAAGGAAAAGCGATTATTGAGAAAGAGGATGTACAAGAAGTATTGCCACGTTTAGAAGCGGTATTAGATGAAACGGGTTGTGTGTACTCTTGGAGTGAAAACATGGAAGGTAGAGTGCTAGTCATTATTAGTGAAGTGAAATAGAACAAAATAGTTATTTGGCAGAAAAGGAGAATGAGATATGAATGAAATTAAATATCGGATATATGGTAAAGAAAATCGAATCATGTACAGCTGGGAAGAAATTTTGAACTTTGATAGCTTAAAAGACACTTTGAAGAATGGCGGGAAAGAAGATCAATATTATTCTCCATTGTTACCATACACGGGAATAAAGGATAAAAACGGCAAAGAAATTTATGTAGGTGACATTTTAAAAGGACCTACACTGTATGAAACACCAGAAAACACCGCGACCACTTATAGTCATTGGAAAGTAACGTATGGCAATTGTTCGTTTTATTTAGGGGATAGCCCAATTGACGAGGACATTGATTGGGTTTCAGAAGAATGTGAAGTCGTAGGAAATGTTTATGAGAATCCAGAGCTACTGATGAAAGTTTTTAAAATGAATGATTACGATTGGGTAGCTGCAAAGAACGAAGAGGAAGCGAAAAACTTTTATGAGGAATTCATAGATCGGGAGGAAATTGAAGAATATTTTGTTGGGGAAGTTAGTTTGAAAGACAAAATGCATATCAGCATTGATGAATTACCTGACGAAGAACAACGAGTAGCCACAATCGAACCAGTAATTCATAGAGGTGGAGAAACGTGTGTTTTAAGGTCATTCGAATGGGTAATAAAGCGGGATAATATTACAAATCCATGTATCATTGCTTCGACAGAATACTAAACAAAATTCTTATTTTAAAAATAGAGAGCTCTTGCCAAAGAACTCTCTTACCAAAACTTATATTGAATGAATACACACCATAATGTATGCATGTTGTTTAGGTATGTGTAGTTGTACAATAAAATCTTTATTTAAATAAAAAGAGCGCTAATCGAGAGCGCTCCTTATACCTCATTATAACGACAGTGACGAACTCACATTATTTAGAAAGGCACTATTATTGTATGTCAAAGTATGAGAGTAGTGAATGGATTTAGACAAAATCGGTATTTGAATAGAAAAAGAGATAGGGTTCACAACCCCATCTCTTCCAACAGAGATAAGTGCAGTTTTGCTTCTTCGCAATTTGGATTAATACAGTAATGAATAAACGAATGTTCATCGTGTTGTATGAGAGGTTGATCACAAGATACACATGTATATAGTGAGAGCATTTTATATACCTCCTTACAAATTATGGATTAATTTTAACATAGTTTTAGCTGGTTGAGGAGTAAGAAAAAATCGTTATTTAAATAAAAGAAACCCCGTTTGTCCGCGGGGTTCCTAAGGGTAATTGTCAAGTAATGACGTACTCAACTAAATAACCATATCATGAATTTTTTTGTAAAAACACTGGTAAATGTGTCCAAAAAAATGAGGGCATCATTTTCAACAAAAACGCTATTTTATTAGAAAGCGAGGTGGTGATATGAGTCTTACTTTTATAGACTTATTCGCAGGTGTTGGCATGATGAGAATCGGATTAGAACAAGCTGGACATACCTGCATTGGTTTCTGCGAATGGAACGAACCTGCAAGGAAAACATATGAAGCAATGCACGACACAGAAGGAGAGTGGACGGAACATGATATCAGAAATGCAAAAGGAACTACTATTCCGAGGGCTGATATTTGGACAGCAGGGTTTCCTTGTACCGATATTTCCAAAAACGGAAAACAAAAAGGACTTGCAGGAGAACGATCAGGACTATTTACAGAAGTTATCCGGCTCATCAAAGAAGTACCTGAACATAAGAAACCTGCCTACCTGCTCTTTGAAAACGTTGATAACACATTATCAGTCAATAAAGGATGGGACTTTGCCCGTATTCTCGCTGAAATGGATGGAGTCGGGTATGATGCGGAATGGGATGTTATCACCTCAACAGAGGTTGGAGTCCCTCAAAGAAGGAAAAGAATATTCATTGCAGGATATCTTAGAGGATCAGGTGTCCGACGAATATTTAGTTGATACAGAAAAGAACAGCTGCATTTTAGAAGTAACGAAAGATTATGTGAAAGTAAGACAAGCCACTAAACAAGGGTATGACATTGGTGTTGTAGGTGACGCTATTAATATAGCAGTACCAACATCTAAGACACGAAGAGGTCGCATAGGACACGGTGTGGCACAAACATTACTTAGATCCAGGGAACAATGTACGATGCGTGATGGGAAACTATATTGGCTCACAGAAAGAGAATCGTGGCGATTACAAGGCATACCGGATGAATACTTTGATCGAGCAAAAGAAGTAACGTCACCGAATCAGCTATATGCACAGGCTGGTAACGGATTGACGGTTAATATAGCGAAATTTATCGGCGAGAGAATGGGTTATGAGGAAGAATAGTATAAAAATTTCATTTTGTAGAAAAATGAGGTGCTCAGATGAAAGGCTCTACAAAGTATCAACTATTAAAAGATGATTTCGATCATGCTGTAAAACAAATTGAATTGAGGAATAAAGAAATTGAACTTCTTAGAGCAAGTCGTGATTCATCTATACACGAATATCGCCAATTGTTTAATGAACGGATGAAACTTAAAGAGGAAATTGAGTTTTTAAAAGATGATGTTCAAATAAGGGATGAACATATTGAAAGACTCGAGAAGGAATTACAGGAATATAAAAGAGCAGCTAGCAAAAGCTAACTGCTCCTTTTGACAAAAGATTCCGGGCTGCCAACACTGTTAAGAAAGCAGCTTATAGATAGTATGCACAAAGTTGTGCTAATTATTCCAATTAATAAAGGACAGCTAGTGAAAGCTAACTGTCCAGCCTTTAGAGAAAGGGAGGAATAAAAATGGGTATATAAAAATTCCTCCATCTACAGTATTGACGGAATATTGAGTTTTATTCGGGGGGAGAGAAATGAGTAAATTCAACGGTCAAAAATTAACGGAACTTCGGCATTTATTCGGAATGACTCAAGGGCAAGCTGCTGAATTGTTGGAGGTTGATACCCAGAGGTTGATTGAGATAGAGCGGTCAAGAATCATTCCGTCGTTTAATCAAATACAAGTACTATGCAGAAGGTTTCATGTTAAACCAAAGTATTTTTATTGCGAATCATTTGTAACTAATAGAGTGAATCCAAATTACATTGCTTTTCGTCATTAATAAACTAGGAGGTAGTGGGAAATGAAAGTAACATTTGAATATGAGTTAGAGGATAAGCAAAGAGAGTAGTTTGAGCATGTAAGAGCGGAAGAAGGCGAAGCGGCAGCGTTTTATTTTTTAGAGGACTTAGTAAAAAAAGAAATTGAAGTCGCTGAGGCTGTTGAAACAGAGTACAAAGAATAAAACTCAACAAAATAATCCTTTTGTAGGAGAGATACGAATGAAATATCGCATTAAATATTACATCAAATTATTAATGCATATTTTGTGGCACACTGAAGCGCCAAAGAAAGAACATTTAAGATATTTGAAGAGAAAGTGAGGTTACTAGTTGTTTAAACGTAAAAAGAAGACAGGCCGTATTAATAGTAGAAAAACAGTAGCACTAGGAATTGAGTTTGATAGTAAAACAGAAGCGGAGTATTACCTATTCCTAAAGAGTAATCCTGAGGTTGTTGAGATTGAGCTACAACCTCAGTACATGCTCCTTGAAGGGTTTTATATTACTACACGAGAGGGAAAGCGGAAGAAGCGTAGAGACTGGAAATTTACAGCTGATTTCCTTGTTACTTATAAGGATGGAACGCAGGAAGTAATAGATGTCAAAGGATACGCTAACGACCGTTTCCCGTACTTTAAGAAGATGTTTGAACATAGATACCAGCAGGAGTTAGTTGTAGTTAAGAAGGACAAGCAAAAAGGTTGGATTAGAGAATAAGGGGTGAGTGTTATAAAAAGATACGAAGGTACAAGAGAATATATGTTGTTCCGAAAAGAGCCAGGGTTTGGAGATAATCAGTACGTTACGATATTCGATGTATTTAAGTATCAGGAGTTAGTTGACCGTTTTAACGATGGTTGGAGAATTCATGATGAGGATAAGAAGAAAGCAGCTATGAGCAAAAGAGCATCAGCTTAATGGATAGTGGAACCATGCAGAGTAGATTGGTGGGGGCTACTTTACTAAGCATGTTTCCCTTATTCAACAAAGATATAGTAAAATTTCACGTACCTTACGTGATGTTAAAAAGACAAATTCAGAAATAGGGGGATTCCTTCATGGAGAGACAATTAACATTATTACCGGCTATCGATGATAAGAAAGTACAAAAGGAAGTAGTGAGCATTTTAAAAGAATATAGAGCGCTTAAGATGCGGTTTAGTAATGAAGTGGAGCAAGAAGGAATCAGTTTATTCCCTGAATTACGTGATTCAAGGGTAACGAGTAGGATGAAGGTACAACAAATTGAAAAAGCGTTGAATAACATTCTGGATGAAGACGAAAGAAACATTATTACTATGAAGTTCTTAGATAATAAGCCAGTTAAAGATTCATTCGTACAAAACGAATTGATGATGAAAAACTCATATTTTTATGAGAAGAAGAAAAGTGCAATTAAACTGATCGCTACTACTTTAGGAATCATTTGAAAATGGCAGAGAAAACGCAGAGAAATAGCATATTTTTTGGGGAGTTTTTGCAAATGGGAAAAACGATAAATTATATGTACAAGCCCTTTGACAACCGCATATCGAAGAGGATTAGTACACCTATCAGTGAAACGTTCTTATGCGAGAATGTCACGGTAACGTATACCGCATAGTAGGGCGGGCAAGGCGGTACGAACCCGCGTTAAGACGAAAAGACCAATGAATGTATAACAATGACATATTCCAGTGTGGCGGGTGTGAGATAACTCGCATTCGTCATGCTGTTTCTATTATGTTTATCAATCAACTTGGAATCCACCTTCTAGGTTGATAATAAATATAAGTCTATTTCTCTCTAGTATGTCGGTTCTTGAAAATGGAATGGGGGTGGTTGCTCATGATTGAGTGACACTTGCATTCTAAAAAGCTAAAAAGTATACGTATCTCGTACATTAGTAATTACTCACGATTCTTATTAATGACCAAAACGAGGGCAAAGAGTTCCACTCTTTGTTTGAGCCAATACAGCGGAAACATTCCCCTTCCGTCCCTCTAGTGTATTGGTTCAAACAAGGCGTCGGAAGAAACATATACGTCTTGGATATATTAATTCCAGCTATATAAAAACTTGGTCAGCTAAGGCCCTGCGACAGCTGATGTATTGACCAGCTCTACGGAGTATAAACGAGAAGATTCCTAATCTTCTCCCAGCCACCGAACGTAAAGCGCGTAGCTATGAAAGCTAAAAAATTACATGATGCGGTGGCTTGGAGAAGGTTGAGAGTACTCAGCCTTGAAATGATTGCGAAATTCCCCTTTCGTGAATGTTTCTCCATCCCCTTTAATATTTTTATAAGTTGTAAAAGAGCTGTCACTTCTGTGATGGCTTTTTTTGTTCTTTGTAAACTAGAGACTATTCAATATGAATGTTAGTTCCTAGTTTAGAGAGAATAATATTCTTTGCTATATAGAAATTACACATTAAACGTTAAGTTGAACAAAATGGACATTTGATTAGGAGGATGAGTATGAATCCGGTAAAGCAATTTATTGCAAATAACTCACATCAATTGGGATATATTATGGATGAAGCGAGTAGACAATGGATTGAGAAAGATCCTTTAGGCGCTTTAACAGTTGGCCCGTGCAAAGGGACAGTTGATGTTAATGGTAGCTATCTAGAACTACTAGACAAATTAGAAGCTATACAAAAAGGTAATGTGCATTCATGCAGTATTGAAGTGGACACACAGGAAGCAGACGAGAACATAAAAGAATTAACTACTGCAGCTAATAAGTGTGCGGATGCACTAGAGAGGTTGGATAAAGTATTAGGTAAGTTTACACGCCAAGAACCAGTTAAACCTCCTAATCTTAAACCAATGATGAAACGAATGTCTGCTGATTCAGTTGAGTAATGATTAAACCAATAGCAATTATCGTAGGCGCTGCCGTGATCTGGGTGGCGTCTTGTTTGTTGTTAAGGAAAGATAAGCGCAAACGTGTTGCATTTAGGGATAAGGGGTGAGAGGGATGAAAGCTTTACTTAGAACGATCGATGGTTCTGAACATGTAGTGAATGAAGGTGGATTTCTATTTGAAGAATATAAAAAAAGAAATATAGCTATTTTCAATGATGGAAATACAATTGATATTTTTGATGATAATGGAACTCTTGTAGGTATAGTGAATATTAAATATGTGACTGCAATTAAGTTTGAAGTTTGAAACAAGGGGTGAGGGAAATGGAGTTAACACAATCACAACAGAAGAAACTAGATGATCTTAATATGTACGCAAAGATGTGGTTACAGGGAAAGATTAATGGTGATTACTTCTTAGAAATTTGTGATGAGATTGTTTATCCTGATCCTGCTGATGGTCCTTATGATATAACAAGCGAAAGAGATAGAGCTGTGGAAATGAGAGGAAATCTTGAGAAACTAAGTAATATGAAGTATTCAAATTATCCAGTAAATATTGATATATAGGTGGTGAGAGGAATGTACGGGTTAGGTGAAGCGGTTCTTGAAGCATTATTCTGGTTAGCTTTTCGCACCTTAGGAGTGTTCTTGATTGGATTGGGAGTAGGATGGATTATATGGGGATGAATGAACTACAAAGATACACTGCTTATAAAAACGGTGAAGAATATGATGCAAGTGAATTTGTTGGGGTTATGATTAAAACGGCTGCTTACTCAGTTGGTAAATACGGAATGAACTCTTTTGATGGTTTATTAAAACAATTGACTGATAGTGAGATAGAGATATTTGAGAAGTTAGTTATTGCTGTAGGAGATCATATTTACAAAACAAACGAACACAACGAACGAAAATAGAGGAGGAAATAATAATGATGTATGAGCGTGTAATTGAAAAAGAGTTAAGTTTTGGTGATGCGATAAATGCATTAAAGAAAGGCAAGAAAGTAACTCGTGCTATTTGGGGTGGTTATTGGTTTTTATCAAATAAACCATATCTTAATGAAACAAAGGACGAAGGATACAAGACATCATTTTATTTAGGTCCAACTATTTTTGCGGTTTTAAAAGATATGGGCGGTGTTGCTCCTGCTCAAGCGTACCAATCTGATATGTTAGCGGACGACTGGATGATTGTAGAATAAAACCGAACGAAAATATAGATAGTTAATAAGGTGAAGTTTATGCAGGAAATAACGGTGTTTAGGTGCTGAAAATGGCGTTTTTAAGCCAATGTATAAAATTATGAATACCTCTTATTCATAGGAAATCACAAAAACACTGATATCAAGGTATTTCCCATCCGTCTTATTTACATAATGCAAGTTATCGGCAGTCATTCTGTGTATATTATTCATTTCCCTGCATAAATTAGTTTTCGTTATGGATTTTTAAAAATAAGATTCTTTTGGGGTGATTGAGTGGCTTTTCCGACAAAAATAATTCCTTGTCCACATTGCGAAGGTACAGGAAAAGAATTGAATTACTTTGATCCACCTGTTACTGAGTATAGAGAGCCAATGACTATTTTAGAAATAAAACGTTCACCTAATGGGCGAGAGATATTAGATGATATTTGTCCTGCATGTTATGGAACTAAAAGAATTATGGTGCCGACTAGATGAGCAGCAAATCCGCTGCTTTTTATTTTATAAAGAAAAAAGCCCTAAACGGGGCTAGATACTTTTCTTCATGCCACATTTACGACATTCTCTTAAATAGATGAAATCTTTAACGGAACTTTTGAATGCGGTATTTCCGCAATTATCACAGCGACCGCTGATTTTGTCAGGGTGTTCTGTGTAAGAGTATATCTTGCTTAGATCGTACTTTTGTTCAGGTTCTTTATTTTCCATTCGTTTCACCTACATATCAATCTGGATTAATACAGCTTTACCATAATAACATGAAGCGTTCGCATAATGGATGTTTTTTTATTTTGCAAAAAGAACCTGCAAACCTGCAGATTCTCCTGATAATGATTTATGGAGCAAGACCCGAAAATATAATACATCGAGTTTTTGAGAATTTCAAGACTAAATTAGGGATTATCATAGAAAGGCGTGAGACGAATGAAACTAAATAAACAAGAACAAACAGTTGTTGTTGGTCAGTTAATCAACAATGTTATCGGATTAGAATTAGTTAAACAACATATTGATCCACAGAAACTAGAAAAGGCTGTAGATTTACACAATAAGATGAATGATGATATGACGCCAAAACAGTGTCGAGAAGCTCTTATTAGTGTGTTGGATAAAACAATTGATGAGTTTTTAAAGGTATAACTTAAATAATAGTTAGGTATTACCACGAGGAGGAGTTATGGCGAGTTACTTCCTATTAATATAGAAGGTGGTGGGTGATATGAAGTGAAACAAAAACACGAGTTAGCTCAAGAAGATTACATGCAAGGTATGAAGTATAAGGAACTGGCTGAAAAATATGAGGTCAGTGTAAATACCGTAAAGTCATGGAAGACCAGATATAAATGGGACAGAAAAGGTGTGCATACAAAAGATGAAAAAGTACGCACACAAAAGAAAACAGGTGCGCCCAATGGTAATAAGAATGCTGTGGGTAATTCGGGTAACAAGAACCCTAAATGGGGTAATAAGAATGCAGTAGGGCATGGGGCGCCAAAAGAGAACCATAACGCTATGACGCATGGATTATTTAGGAAAATAATTCCGAGTGACGATCCATATGCAATGGAATTGCTAGATGAAATACAAAATCATACTGAAGTAGATATGTTATGGAGCAGCATCCATCTCCAATACTTTAACATTATGAATTCACAACGAATCATGCATGTTAGGGATAAGGATGATATGTCAGAGGAAATAACGACGTCTGGAGAAAGCACCACATACACGATAGACTTTGCTCATGATAAACAAGCAAAGCTGCTTCAAGCTTATTCAAGGGCTATGACTACGCTATCCAATCTAATCACTCGTTTCGTGACATTAGCGCACGAGGATGATGAACGATTGTTGAAGATAGCTAACATGCGTCTAATGCTCGATAAGACGAAAGCAGAAACAGAATTTGCAGAATTACGTGCTAAGAAATTGCGTGGCCAAACGAAAGATACTTCATTGTTAGATGCATTAATAGAAGGGCGTAAACAATATGAGCAAAACAGCGATTAAGTTTTCACCCAAACAATTAGAAGCTATTTATCGTCCTTATAATTACACGTTTGATGTACTGGAAGGGACGCCACGTAGCGGTAAAACAACAGCAGGACACTTTCGTTATGCTGATTATTTGTCGTGGACAAGAGATACAAATCATTTAATTGTAGCTTATAACCAAGAGCAAGCACAGCGTTTGTTTATAGATGGTGACGGCACTGGATTGGCACATATCTTTGGTGATCTTGCGGAGATTAAGCATAATGAATTAGGCTCACACCTTGAGGTGCACACGCCAAACGGAGTTAAACGCGTTTATTATAAGGGTGGCGGTAAAAGTAACAGTGTCGGCGCCATAACGGGTATGTCGCTTGGAAGTGTAGTCTTTTGTGAGATTAACCTTCTTAATATGGGCATGATTCAAGAATGTTTCCGTCGTACCTTTGCAGCGCAGGACCGTTACCACTTAGCGGATTTAAACCCGCCTGCTCCTAACCATCCAGTTATTTCAGAAGTGTTTGATGTGCAAAACACACGTTGGACGCATTGGACTCCTGATGATAATCCAATTCTTACTGAGAAGAGGAAGCAGGAAATACACGAGATCCTTTCTAAGAATCCTTACTTACTAGAACGAGATTGGTTCGGTAGAAGGGTTATGCCACAGGGTGTTATCTATTCAATGTTTGATATGAAAAAGAACATACTCCCTGCTATTCGTGGCCAAAGATACGAAATGTATTTTACTGCTGATGGTGGTCAATCCGATGCGACTTCATGTAGCTGCAATATTGTTGTGAGGTATGAAGACAAATTCAGACTGCTGCGAGTAGCTAATTACTATCATAGCGGTAAGGACACGGGGCAAGTTAAAGCGATGTCCACTTATGCAAAAGAAATTAAGAAATTTATGGAGTGGTGCGTTAAGAAGTTTGAAATGCACTATACAGAAGTATTCGTGGACCCTGCGTGTAAATCTTTAAGAGAAGAGTTGCACCTAATTGGCATTCAAACCAGAACAGCAGACAATAATGCTCATGATGTGAAAGGATCAAGTAAAGGGAAAGAAGTTGGCATAGAGCGACTTCAAAACTCTATTACTAACGAGCAATTTATGCTTATTGAGTGTGATGAATATGATCATTACAATTTCTTAAAAGAGATTGGTATGTATGTACGTTTGGACAATGGTGAGCCGATAGACGCTTACAACCACGCATTAGATGAATGTAGATATGCAAACAACTACTTCTATAAACGATATGTAAAATAAGGCGGTGAGAGTGTGTTTGGAAACATCGTTGCAAAAGTAAGGGGGTGGCTATATAAATTGGGACTAATCAAAGGTATTAAAAAGATATCTGATAAAAAAGATATACCTGTAAATGAAGAATCTTACAAAAATATTGATATGTGGAAAGCTTTGTACAGAGGTCATTATGATGATTGGCACAATGTTAAGTATCATACAATCGATGGACAAAAGAGCAGGACAATGGCATCTCTTAATATGGCAAAGGTCATATCACAGGAAATGGCTGCTCTTATTTTTAACGAGAAATGTTCTATTAACATATCAGACAAGGAGCTATCCAATGATATCAAAAATGTTCTTGATGAAAATAACTTCATTAAAGAGTTTCAAAGGTATCTAGAATACAACTTCGCGTTAGGTGGAATGGTCATTAAAGTGTATTGGGATAACGGGATTAAACTTTCCTATGTCACAGCAGACTGCTTCATTCCTATTGCATGGGATAACAAGCATATTACTGAAGGTGTATTTGTTAATGAAATCTCTAAGGGTGATAAGAAGTACACGTTACTTGAGTGGCATTTAGTTGAAGGTGAAGAATATGTCATCAAAAACGAGCTGTATGAGAGCAAAAACCAAGGAGATTTAGGTGTTAAAGTGTCTTTATCGACTCTGTATCCTGACTTAGAAGAAGAAGTACGCATCAAGGACCTGTCTAAACCAATGTTTGTATACTTTAAACCGAATACAGCAAACAACCTTGATATGAACTCGCCGCTTGGCATTTCTATTTACGCAAATGCATTAGGGACGCTTAAATCACTAGATATTGCATTTGATAGTTTCCAACGTGAATTCGTTTTAGGAAAGAAACGAATTATTGTTCCTGATATGGCAATCAAGACAATCGCGGACCCGCTAACTGGAACAATGTTGCGATATTTTGATGCAAATGATGAAGTGTACCAGGCATTTCAGTTAGGTGATAACACAAATCAGATACAAGACATTTCAGTTGAGTTGCGAGTAGAAGAACATGCAGCTGCTATTAATGCATTATTAAACTACCTGTCCTCCCAAGTCGGGCTTTCAGCAGGAACATTTAGCTTTGATGGACAAGGAGTTAAGACTGCTACTGAAGTTGTCAGTGAAAACTCTAAGACATTCAGAACTAAGCAGTCGCACGAAACTGTTATAGAAGATGGTATTCGTGATTTAGTAGATATCATTATCGAAATCGCCGCTCTATATGATGAATTCGAGAGTACAGATAAATATGAGGTTACTGTTACCTTCGACGATTCTATAGCAGAAGATCAGACAGCAGAAATCAATAAGCAAGTTACGCTTGTTATGAATGGTTTAACAACTAAGAAGTTAGCCATTATGAAGATTCATGGTGTTTCTGAAGAAGAAGCAGAGAGAATCGTAGAAGAAATACAAAACGAAAATAAAATGGTTATGCCTGAAGGAGTGGATTTCTTCGGTATGAACAATAAAAAACAGAATAATAGTCCAGGAGATGAAGGGTAATGGCACTCCCTCCTGAGAAATTGCAGCAACTTTCCATGTTTGTAGTAGATATCTACAACGCTATTGAAGAAGAGTTGCTTTTAAACATGGCCAGAATGCTCAAGTATGATAGGGAATTGCTACTTACTGCTGAGAACTTCGAACAATACCAACATTGGCGCATAGTTCAGTTAAATAAGTTAGGTAAGTTGAATCAACAACAAATGAATACAATCTCCCGTCATAGCGGTAAAACGGCTGAAGAAGTACGGAAGATGCTAGAAGGCGCTGGATTTACGGCAGCGGAACAACATGAACCGTTATATCAGGAAGCAGTACAAGCAGGGAGTTTAGCTGCTGCTCCTGCAATTCATACGAGTGCCGCACTAATTGGCATTCTTGACTCTTATGAGCAACAGGCACTAGATACACTTAATCTTGTAAATACAACAATGTTGAAGCAGTCGCAACAGGTTTATCTGGATGTTTTAAACAAGACAGTAGGTAAACTACTGGGCGGTGTCATAACGCCACAACAAGCGCTTAGACAGACTGTTTCTGAGTGGGCGCAACGTGGAATCCCTGCTTTGATTGATAAGGCTGGTAAACGTTGGAGTACTGAAGCGTACGTGAACATGATTACTCGTTCTGTAAGTCAGAATGTAGCGAATGAAATGCAAATGACCCGCATGGATGAGTATGATGTGGATTTAATCGAAACAAGCTCACATCTTGGGGCAAGACCACGCTGTGCTCCATATCAAGGGCGTATCTACTCTAAAAGTGGAAAAAGCAAGCGATACCCTCCGTTCTCCAGTACATCGTATGGTGAAGCGGCAGGGTTATTAGGCGTTAACTGTCGTCACATTATCTATCCTTATATACAAGGGAAATCAACGAAGCGTTATGAACCGTATGACACTGATGAGAACTCTAAAGCATATAAGGAAAGTCAGCGACAAAGAAGCTTAGAGCGACAAATACGAAAAGCGAAGAAAGAAGTAAAGGTTATGGAAGCGTTAGGCGATGCAGAGGGTGTGAAGGAAGCGAAAAATAAGGTTTCGCAACGCCAAGCTAATATGAGAGAGTTCGTCAATCAGACGAAGCGCAAGCGCCAATATAATCGAGAACAAATTGTATAAAGAGGAGGATGGATATATTGCACGCTGTAAAATGTGATAACTGCGGTGAGGAAATGACGGAATTAAAGGATTTCTTTGAATTAAAGCTGACAGCATTAAATTTCTTTACAATATACGCCCAACATAATATAAGAAATCCTAATTACGTTAAGCATTTTTGTAACGGTACAAAGTGTATATCTGAATGGGCGAGTAAACAGAAATTTTAGGAGGAATCATGATGCAAAAATCATATAGATTACGATTAAATGAAATGCAATTCTTCTCTGAAGGGGGAGACAATACACCAGTTGCACCGGAAGGAGGTGATCCAAATGTAGCGACACCAGAAACTACACCGCCAGCGAATCCAGAACCACCTGTTACCTTTACGCAAGAACAGATGGATGAAGCGAAACAACAGCAAGAAGCGGCATTATTGAAGAAGTTAGGTGTAGAGAACTTAGATCAGCTCAAGCAATCGTTAAAAGGTTGGAATGAGCACCAAGACTCTCTTAAAACAGAGCAAGAAAAGACGAATGAAAAGTTAACAGCCTTTGAGACTCAGTTGCAAGAAAAGAACGAGTCTCTTTTTAATTTGCAAGCAGAAAACGCTGCGATTAAGTCAGGTATCACAGAAGAAAAGAACTTAAATGCAGTTATTACTCTAGCAAAAACAAAGGTTAGTGATGATGTAGATATTACGAAAGCTATCGAAATGGTAGTGGCAGAGTTTCCTCACTTTAAAGGTGTAGTGGAAGAACCACCTGCTAATCCAGTTAAAAAACCCACATTTTCTAATGGCCAACATCAACAAAAAACAATGACTGAAGATGATAAATGGAATACAGCATTCGGAATTAAACAGCAATAAGTTTTAACGAGTCATCTTTATAGATGGCTATTTGTTTTGCCAAAAATCATTTAAAACAAGGAGAGATTTATTAATGGCTAACTTAAATTACGCTTCACAGTATCAAAAAGTACTTGTTCAAAAATTCGCGCAAGGTTTATCTTTCGGAGCGCTATACAACACTCCTAATAACGCGATTGTAAAATGGACTGGAGCAAAAACAATCCAAATCCCACGTATTAAAGTAGGTGGCTACACTGACGTTAACCGTGATGTTGTTGGTAACACTACTCGTCGTGTCGATAACTCATTCGAACCAAAAACTTTAGGTCATGACCGCGAATTCCGTACTTTAGTTGATCCGGTTGATGTTGACGAAACGAACATGGCTTTAACGATTGCTAACATTACACGCGTCTTCAACGACGAAGAAGCAACACCGGAGCATGACAAGTATATGGCTTCTAAATTATATGCCGAATTCACTGGAGCGGGCAAAACAGCTGATGTAACCGTCCTTGACCCTACAAGTTTCCTTGGTGTATTCGACCAGATGATGTTAGAAATGGATGAAGCAGAAGTTCCACAAACTGGACGTATTCTTTATATTACGCCAGCAGTTAAAAAGATTGTTAAAGCTGCTAAAGATTTACAACGTCAACTTGATGTTTCTGGAACGGGAGAAAAAGCAATTAATCGTGGCGTGTACTCTTTAGATGATGTTGAAATCGTGACTGTTCCATCTACACGCATGAAAACTGCTTATAACTTTACAAATGGAGCTGTACCTGATGCAACTGCAAAACAAATCAATATGATCTTAATTCATCCGCTTTCTATGGTATCTCCACAACAATATGAATTTGTAAGCTTAGATCAACCAAGCGCGACAACAGGTGGAAAATACCTTTACTACGAGCGCAAGTACTGGGATGTATTTATCTTAGGTGCTAAAGTAGACGGCGTTAAATTCAATATCACTTCTGCATAAGAGGGGCTTTTAAAGCCTCTCTTTTTATTAGGAAAGGAATGGTGTTTACATGAGTAACACAGTAAAAGTAAAACGATCGAATAAAGTCCTTAATATCGAAAAAGATTTTTTAGCAACCTATCTTAATGACGGTTACGACCAAATTAATGATGAAGGTAAAATTATCAAACGCGCTACTGGGGGACGTAACATTTCTGTAGCAGAGCACAACAAAGCGCTCGACAAAATCGAAGAACTAGAGGCAGAATTAGCTGATTTAAAAGCACCGAAAAAGTCTGCTGCTAAGTAGGTGATCGTATGGCATATATAGATGCTGATTACTACAATAACGAATATAAAGGCACTCCAGTATCAGATGCATTGCTATTAGATAGGTTGATAAATCGCGCTAGTGACCAAATTGACCACGTTATAAATTACAAATTGGAAGTCGTTGACTTTGATAAGTTGACACCTTTTATTAAGAAACAGGTCAAGAAAGCTACGGCTGCTCAAGTTGAGTTTTTAGCAATCAATGGTGAAACTTCTGCAACAGTTAGTGAAGGTAGTGGTGGTTTTGATGTTGGTTCTTATTCTGAGAATGGAATGAGCGCAGGAGCAGACGATGCGCCTAGTTTCTATGCTCAGTATGCAATTTCAGTCCCTAAATTCTTAAGTCCTACTGGATTGTTGTATTCAGGGTTGTGCGTACATGGCTAAACCAATCAGACGTTCATTGTTAATCCATACAATTCAGTATTTCGAGTATAAAGGTGAAGACGACACTTGGGGTGGTAGTGATAACTACAAACCTGCTGTAACGATTGAAAGGGTTCGGATTGAACCTAAGAAAACAGTTGTGTTGAATGGAAATGGTGACAGTACAGTTATGCAAACACTGTTATTTCATGATGCAGTACATTCAACACCAGTAACTTTTAAAGAGAAATCTAAAGTTATATTCAACGGTAAAGAAATGGACGTTAGCAAAGTCAGTGACTTTTACGATAGAAGCAGTCTTCATCATGTGGAGGTGCTTTTAATATGATTCGAGTGAACATTCGAGTTGATGCGCCTTCTATTGAAGGGAAAGTGACGGAAGCCACTCAGAAAGCGCAATTCGCATTAGATCAACAGGTGCTCAAAGATAGCAACTTCTACATCCCGAAAGATACAGGTGAGGTAGAGAGGTCGGGCATTAGATTCAGTAGACCAGGAGATGGACATATTGAATGGAACACTCCTTATGCTCGGAGAATCTACTATAATCCTCAATATAATTTCTCTACAGATGTCAATCCTAATGCCAGAGGTTTATGGTTCGAGGAAGCAAAAGCTAGACATGTTATGGATTGGGCGAGAATCGTAGAAAACGAGATTAAACGAAATTTATAGGAGGACAAATATGATATGGCTAATCGAATCGGTTAAGAAGCATTTAATCGCTACTTTGCCAACAGGTATCCTATTTGCTCCTATAAAAGCTGATTTATTGGATATAGGGGTAAATGATGCGCCACGAAAAAGTATTGCTATCCGAATGGTTCCATCAGCACCAGGTGAGCAATATTACGATGGTGAAATTATCAATAAGCAAATTCAAATACTTGCCAAAAGCAGCAACCAACTGGAAGCGAACAATACAATAGAATTTATCACAAGAGAACTAAATAACGTTCATAGGCGTGTTTTTAACGCTTTAGATGGCTCCTATACACTAAGAAGATTAAATGTGTATGTGGAGCCTAATTTTGTTGAGAAGACAGCAGCAAATGAATGGATATATACTGCACTATTTAGTGTGGAATTAGAATTAGGAGGTAATTAATATATGTCATTCTTACTTAACTATGGTTATAAATTTGAAATCGACATAACGCCAGGCGGGCAAACACCGACAAAGGCTGTCATAGCAAAAGGTATCACATCAGTTGATCCAGATAATAACGAAGAAACAGAAGAGACGTACTACTATGATGGTGGCGGTTCTGCTGAACGAGATGTAACTGGCGGTATGCTTGGATATGGATTTGAAGGGCATCGTTTTTATGGAGATGCAGCACAAGATTATATCTTTAGTCTAATGAACAAATTCGGACCTGCACGTAAGACAACGTTCACAGTAACAGAACCGAATGGTGACAAATGGGAAGGCAAAGCAACAATTTCTGAAATTAAAGCACCAGGTGGCGATGCGAATAGTAAGGGTGAGATTGAATTCACTATCTCATTCGATGGGAAGCCAACATTCACAGAAGCGCCTGTAACACCTTAAGAAAGAGTCGTTAATACGGCTCTTTTTCTATTACCAATAAAGGAGAAATGAACATGACACAACAATTTAAGTTTGAATTTGAAAAGACGTATAAAGAGGTAGATATCGCAGGAGAACTTCATAGAGTAGATTTTAATGATGATTCAATATTGAAATACGGAAAAGCTTTCAAAAGGTTTGATGAGGATTCCAAAAAGATTACAGGATTAATTCAAAACTTTGAAACTGCTACAGATGAAGAAATTGAACAACTGTCAGTTCAACAGAAAGAATTAGTAAAAGTGATTGTTGAGACTTTCTTAGGCGAAGGGACTTTTTCCTCTCTTTATGAAAAAGCTGGCAGATCTTCTGCAAATTTAATGGGGCTAGTTCATTATTTAAATGAAATTTATCTAGAAGAAAGTCAGAAGAAAACAGATGAAACTCGTAATAAGTATCTAAGTAACGTGAAGAAATAATGTTTAAATTAACCGAACGTGAATATGACTTTTATACATGGAATGGCGTTCGTTTAGAGTTGAACTTAGCCTTTGATAACATTCTTTTGCTATTCGATTTATTTGAAGATGAAAGCATTAATGAGTATCTAAAAACGGACATTGCATTGAATATGCTAGTTGTAGATAAGGTGGACATAAATCAGTTGGATGTAGAACGTAAATCAATGTTGTTGCTAGACATCTTAAAAGATAGGTTAGATATCGATTTGCGATCATTAATGAAAAAGAAAATAGAAGAGAAAGAAGAGGAAAAGGCGCCGACCATCCCCACTGTAGATTTTGTAGTGGATGCAGAACGGATTTTTTCCTCTTTTTTGTTCGACTACAATGTTGATCTAATTGAACAGCAAGGAAAAATGCAATGGAATAAGTTCATGGCTCTCTTCCGTAACCTTTCTAGCAAATCCCCAATGGGACAAGCGCTTCATTATCGAACATGTGATATTCCGCCAAAAGATAAAACTAATGCTGAGGAACGGAAGCGTATTAAGAAAATGAAAGAACTATACGAGCTTCCGAAAGCAAAAGCTATTAGAGAACAACAGGAATTCATTGCATTCCAGAAAAGAATGGATGCGCAAAAAGATAAGGTGAAAGGTAGGTGAGATAATTGGCAGATGGTCGCGTTGAGATAGATACCAGGTTAGAGACAGGTAATATACGTCGTGATGTACAACGGGTAAATGATGAACTAAGTCATATTGGTGATGGAGTTGCAGATGCAGCTCGTGGGTTAACTGATGAAGTGGGTGCTCGTTACGATAGCTTAGGGCGTCGTATTCGTTACGCTTATAGAGGTACATCTGAAGAAGCAAGACGAATGTACAGTGAAATGAGAAGTGCTCACTACCAGCAAGCAATCGCTATGCGTGGGGTAAAAGACCAAATGATCGGTGCTCAATACCAATATTTTAAGTTGGCGCAAGCATCCAAGAATTATACAGGAACAACTAGAGAGTTCATGTCAGAGGTCCAGAAAGTAGGAAAAGTTCAAAAAGCAGCAGCAGACGCAGCTATAAATGCAAATAGGTTGGCTATGATGGGGATGTTGCAGACAATCGGTTATATGCAGAATATGACTACTCAAGCAACACGTATACGTGAAAATTACGCAAGGATGGCAAATCCTCTATATACAATAAATAGTGCTGGGTTACGTGCTGCGGATGCTTTGAACAGAATGGCTAACGCTGGTAACGCTTCAGTATTGGCGTTGAAAATGTTAGGTCCAACTGCGAGTATGAAGGACCTAAAAAACATGACCATGATGATTACGCAAGGTTTAATGAGATTCCAAATGGTAGCATTAGCAGCTGCAGCTACAAGTGCCATTTTATATACTGCATTATTTAAAGCAGCAAAAGGACCTGATCCATCTGAGATATATAAACAACAGACGGAAGCATTGACTGCTTATAGAGATGCAGTACAACAAAGAACAACAGAAATTATGAATGCTTGGAATTTGTTTGAAGAAGTACAAATGAAAAAGACAAGCGGAAAGAAACTAATGCAGAACCTTGAGGAACAGGTAGGCATATTAGGCAGATGGAAAGACAATCTTGCTAATATAGCGCAAAGGGCAGGTTCAGAATTCGCCAATTATCTTGCGCAAATGGGACCTCAATCAGCTGAAGAAGTAAAAGCTATATCTAAAATGACTGATCCGGAGTTACAAAAGTATGTTGGACTATGGCGAGAAAAGATGAGATTAGCTAAAGAACAAGCGACTACGGAATTACAAGGGTTAAAAGAAGAAACTGACAAGAAAATAAAACAACTCCAAGATTCATTAACTCCCCTTGGATTAGCTTGGGAGAGAATGAAAGGCGCCTTCGTTACAGCGATTCAGCCTATGGTCGATGCTTTCGGCATGCTAATGACTCCTATAGTTAATTTTGCGACTAAATTTTTCGAATTAGTGACTGCATTTAACCAAGCCCACCCGACAATTGCATTGATAATTCAAGCAATAATGATGCTTGTGCCTGCTTTAACTTTATTGTTATCTCCCTTAGCCATAGGTATAGGGTTATTTAACGGAATGCTTGCAGCATGGAATTCTATTTGGATGTTAATTGGTCCATTAATTACTGGTTTAGCCGCAATGAGCGCCACTGTATGGGTGGTAGCGGCGGCAATCGTCGGTCTAGTTGCAGGGATTACTTATTTATGGAATACAAGTGAAGGTTTTAGGAATGCTGTTATTACTGGGTGGCAGATGATACAAGCTACCGCTATGACGGTATGGAATTTTATCCTTAATGGCATCCTCATTCCGGTTTGGACTGCCATGACTACGTATTTTCAACAAATTTTATTGCAAATCCAAACTTGGTGGACTGAAAACGGAACGATGATCATGCAAGCGGCACAAAACGTGTGGAATTTTGTACTTTCCGTAATACAAACAGTGATGCCGATTATAGTTTCGATAATGCAAGTGTTATGGCCGATTATAAAAGAAATAGTGATTGGAACCTGGGAAGCTATTAAAAATGTGATAAACGGAGCGTTAAATATTATTCTAGGAATCATAAATTTCTTCGCTGCTTTGTTTACTGGAAATTGGTCGAAAATGTGGGATGCGGTAAAACAAATTTGGAACGGAGCGCTTGAGTTGCTTTGGGGATGGCTGCAACTTTGGGGAGCAGGACGAATCCTCAAATGGCTTGGTAAATTCGCCGGAGATATAGTAAAGCCCTTCGTAAAATTCTGGGGGGATATTAAAAAAGTTTGGAATGATGCCTTAGCGGAACTGTATGTGTTTTTTGGTTCAAAACTAGAAGCGGTAAGTTCCTATATTAGTAGTTGGGGCGGTATGGCTAAAAATACATTTAATGAGATTTGGAGTTCGATAGTTAACGGTGTATCCTCTAAGCTAGAAGGAGTCGTTACAGGGGTAGAAATGATTTTAAATAAAGTGGTCAGCTTTATAACGGGATTAGGCGACACATTCTTCAATGCAGGTCGTGGATTAATAGAAATGATGGCAAAAGGTATAAAAAGTGCAGCAAGTTGGGTAACTGATGAGGTTAGTAAACTAGCACAAAAAGCACGTGACTTCCTGCCGTTCTCTCCTGCGAAAACTGGTCCTTTAAGTGATTTAGATCATCTTGATTTTGGCGGTCCAATCTCTGACAGTATTAAACTAGCATTTCCGCAAGTAAAAGGACTATTAGGTAATTTACTTACTACACCTGATATCCAAACGCAATCAGTCGAAACAATGTTAGGTAAAATCGTTAACACCCCTTCAAATGGTGGAGGGAACACGTATAACTTCGACCGCATGTTTGAAGGTGCTACATTTAGCGTTAGGGAAGAAGCCGATATTCAAAAATTAGCAGTAGAATTAGGTAAATACGTGAAGGCATCAAGCAGAAGGGTGGGGGAATTGTGAGTTTAACAATAGACGGGAAACATATTAGTGAACTAAACTTACAGCTTTTAAGAGATCACCAGAACCCTGCTGCTCCATCTACCAGAGATAACGTCATGACGATACCAGGAATACATGGAGCTTACGATTTTGGAGCTTCATTAGGGGTAAGAGAATTTCGCTTACCTGTTCATTTAAAGTTAAAGGATGAATACGAAACATTATCTTCAGCCGTCAGAAAAGTGATGGCTGTTTTTGTTGATCCGTACGGTAAACCGAAGACAGTAAAGTTGATATTTGATTATGAACCGGATAAATACTACATGGTTCGGTATAGCGGTAATATACCGATTAATCGACTCTTTAGTATGGGTAAGTTTGAATTACCTTTAACAGCTTACGATCCACACGCTTACTCAGTTTTAGAGAGTACTAATGACATAAGATGGCAAGATATGATTCCTTGGATGTCTGATATCCCTATGAGTTATAAAAAGGCATCTTATACAGTTAATAACGCTCAAACTTTGACTTTAGATAATTATGGTCTTCAAATTGTACGCCCTGTTATAGAGATTAGTGGTAGTGCTAATGATTTAACGTTCACCTTAAATGGTGAACGTTTTTCTTTGGGGTCTTTTACAAATTCAACATTTTTACTTGATGCAGAGCGATACGCAGTATTGAAAGATGGACAGAATTTCTTATTTCAATTACAAGGAAACTTAGAAAAATTAGAGTTAATGCCAGGCGCTAATGCAATACCAATAGGCGGTTCAAACCTAAATATCAACATTGCATTCAAATACCGCGCTAAATATATATAAGGTGGTGACATTATGGCTGATGCGCCTAAGTTAATAGGTACAGAAATGCTTGGTGAGAGTTATTACAAGATTAATATGGGGATTGATAACGCAAATGAAGCATTAAAGAAATCATTTAAGGCCGAATCAATTAGTAACGTTGCAACAAATACAGCCACTAATGCTGTTAATAAAGCAGATAATGTACAAAAACAATTAGATACACTTGTTGTAAATGGGGACTCTTCTGTTGAGGCTGCACAAGCTAGGGTAGACGTTCTCGGAATTTCTTCTAACAACCTTAAAGAACGACTAGATAAAGCGCAAGTTGATTTTTTTAAAAGTGCTACTCAATTAAAATCTTTGAGAGGGTTAAAAAAATTCTTTGATAAATTAAACGCAGGTCTTCCGGCTACACTCGTTTTCTTAGGGGATAGCACGACAGAGAAAAATAGTTATGCAACCGTAAATCATGTTGATCGATTAACTACCATGTTAAAAGAAAGATATGGCGATTTAGTTACCGTTATCAATAAAGGGGTTGGCGGTAATACAGCTTTAGATATGTGGGAACGTGTTTATAAAGATGTAGCGAGTAATAAGCCAGATGCAATTGTTATATGTTCTGGAATTAACGATTCATCCAAAAGTGTACCACTCTCAGATTCAATGAATGCATACCGGAATATAATAGGTGGTTTATTTGCTAGTTGTGGTGAAGATACAGACATTATTTGTCGGACGATGAATATGCAACGGAATATAAATCATGAGTTGCATCCAACGTTTATCGCATTCAATAACGAATTAAAAAAACTTTGCGATGAGTTCGGTGTTGTATATGCTGATTATTTCGCTTATCAAAAGTCACTTGGTATGACACAAGAAGAAGCAATGAACTATTATTATGATGCAATTCACCCTAATGATGCAGGTCACGAATTAATCTATAACTTTTTAAAAGAATTTTTTGTTCCAGGCTCTTTAAATTATAATCGGATGACAACTTTAAAAGGATTAAATGTCAATCAAACGAATGTTGTTACTGATTTTAGTTATACCGATACAAGTATGGATGCAAATGCCTCATATTTCCCAGGGGGACGTTATCTAAATAACAGAGCAGCGGTAGGAAAGAAAATCACAGCTAAGTTTTATGGTACAGGAATTTCATTCCACCATACTGTTGCAAATAGTCATGGAATGCTTCAAATAAAGATAGATGGAATAGTAATCGAACCAAGTTATGACTTGTACTCTACAAAAGTGTTATGGAATAACGTATATACAAAAAAAGGATTAACGTTAGGCGATCACACTTTGGAAATCGAAGTTCTCTCACAGAAAAATCCAAATTCAACAAATTACAACGTCTATATTGGAGCGTTTAGAATAATAGGAGCCGCAAATATTGATACAAAAATTGGTCAACATATGCTCATGTTTGGTTCTAACGTTACGACTTCAAAAAATTCACAAGGCTTTGTAATGCGTGACAAACAAACTGGTTTTACCATGCAAGGAGGGTTCGCGTCTTGTGATAAAGGCGGATATGTCCCTCTAATTGTTCCTTTTGTGAGTGGTTATCATGTCACTCTTACTCAAAGTGGTGGGGGTGGTATATCAAATCCAGCTTACGAACCAATATATTTCATGTCATCCGCAGACTATCAATCAGATAAATTCAAGCCGAATTGGTCTTCTGCGGATGCTAAAAAAGGATTAAATTGGATGGCATTCGGAATAACTAATTAGTGCGCTTTTTTATTTGAATTGAGGTGATACAATGTTAAAACTATACAACAAACAAATGCAGTTAAAAGCTTATTTAGAAAATGCTTTTAAAATTAGTTATGAGCAGCAGTTCAATTCAATATGGACAGCTGCTTTTTCATTACCTTTAGATGATCCGAAAAATGATGAAATCATTGCACTGGATTTCTTAGAAATCTTTGACCAGGATAAACGAATAGGAATGTTTCGTATTATTCCTAAACAGACTGTGAAAAACGAAAACAATCGAACAATCACATATAAATGCGAGCACGTCCTAGCTACTCTGCTAAGTGACGTGCTTTTTCGTTATCATCAATTATCAAATTACACAACGAAAGAAGTACTTGAATATCTATTGAGTCAGCAAGAAATTAAACATTGGAGACTAGGTAAGTGTGACTTTGTTAGATACTTTCATTACAGTTGGGAGCACGAAAATACAATATTAGGTCCAATCTTTAGTGTTCCAAAACCATTTGATGAACAACATGCATGGACATGGGATGATTCAATAGAAAACTATCCCTGGACATTAAATTTAGAAAGAGCAAGTACTGAGATTACTGGTGAACTTCGTCATCGCAAAAATTTAAAAGGGATTACAAGGGTAGATGATCCATTAGGTATTATTACTCGTATTTATCCTATGGGTTATGGTGAAGGGGTTAACCAATTAGACATTACTAAAGTTAATCCAACAGGGAAGCCGTATATAGAAGCGCCCGCACATATTATCGAAAAATATGGCATCGAAAAAGAAATTTGGGTTGATAGACGTTTTGAAAATCCAGAGGTTTTATTTAATTCAGCACAAGCCGATTTAAACAAAAAATGCAGACCAAAGGTTACATATTCTGTGGATGCTATCGATTATGAATTAATAGATCCATACAAACTAGAGAAATATGAGTCTGGCAAATTGGTGCGTATTCATGATGAGGAATTAGGAATTGTGGATGTTCGTTTAATGAAGAAAGGTAAGTCTAATACTACAGGAAATCCACTTGATATGAGCTTAGAAATTGGAGACCCTATTGAAGATTTAGGTACAACACAAGCTGATTTAGAGCGTAGGCAAAAGATTAATGAGACGTATTCACAAGGTGCAACTAACATCGATTCGCACGATTATAACGATAATTGCGACCCTGAGAACCCAGCTGTAATTAAATTCTTTCTACCAGAAGACTTGGTGAATATAAATTCTCTAATACTGACATATGAAACAGAAGAATTCAGGTCATATGGTAAGGCAACAAAAGGCGGTGGAGCTACAGTACAATCGACTGGCGGAGGCGGAGCTATTATAGCATCGACCGGAGCAGGTGGCGGAACCGTGCAATCGACCGGTGGAGGCGGAGGTACAGTACAATCGACCGGTGGAGGCGGAGCTCAAGTTAGTACAAGTACTTCTGGAGGTGGGGTATCGAAATCCACTGAGAGCGGTGGCGGTTCAACCCAGACAAGTGGTGCAGGCGGAGGGATATCAACAACTTCTGATCATAAAACTTTTCTTGAGCTTTCTATAATGTCAGGAGTACCAGAGAACAGTATAGGTAGTGAAAATTGGGGAAATCATCTGCATGAAATTAAAATACCAGGTGATTATTTTACACATAATCATGCGATAAATTTACCAAATCACTATCATTCTGTACTGATTCAACCGCACAGTCATAATTTTTCTGTGCCATCTCACAGCCACCAAATAACATTAAATGATCACGTGCATCAGATAATCCTAAATGATCACACTCATCAAATAGTACTAAATGATCATGTACACCAGATAGAGATTAAAGATCATATACATGAAATTCAATTGCCCGACCATGTACACGATATTGCGCATGGTATTTATAAGCTATCAGAAAAACCAAGTAAAGTATCAATTAAAGTTGATGGAAATATAGTACCGGTTAATTCGATATCAGCTGAAAATATTAATCTTATTCCTTATCTTTCTAAAGATGGCGGAGGGAAAATAGAACGTAACAAGTGGCACGTTATCACTATCACACCCGATAAATTAGGAAGAGTAAATGCTAACATTATTTCACGTCTTTTTATTCAGAGCCGTGTAGGAGGGACTTTTTAAAATGAAAAATTTAAGAGAGTGGTTAATTAAGAGATTGGTTGGAAATAAACCAATTATCATGAATGTTACTCTGGTTGTGGACGAACCAATTAAAGGCTCAAGTACAGCAGGAATGTATGATAAGTGCAGCATTAGTTACAGTGAAAAATTACAAAAGGAGATGGGTTTACATGAAAACAATTGAGGTATATACAAATGCAACTGAAAAATTGGTAGTGCAAACAGATGATTATAATCCAGTATTACTTAATCAGCAATTGAACAATGGAGAGGTTACTACTGTTTTAATTGGTGATAACATTTTTGCTCGTTTTGATATTAAAAGGGTGGTTGTCCCTATAGATTCCACGGATAATTCTTCAAAGAAAGTAAAGGTACTATTAAAAAATGGACAATCAGTTGAAATTCCTGTAGAAAAAGATTTTGATATTAAATTCTTAAATACACAATTAAACAGTTCTGCTGTAACCACAGTAATAATTGGTTTGAATATTTATCAAAAATTTGAGGTTTCGCAGGTTTCTCTAATTAAAGAAGAAGTTACAGAACCAGAGCAACCAACAGTTCCAGTTGAACCGCCAACAACTGAAGAACCACCAGGAGGAAATGGTGAACAAACGGAAACTACAGATCCAGTTACACCGCCAATAGATGAATCGGAGGAAAAAATTGATTAAACATCTTTTAATAGGTTAATATTTGTATATAGATTTATTTTAGGAGGAAAATATGAATAAGTTTAGTGCAATATTAATTACAGTTGTGTTTCTAGCAACAATTATAGTGAGTAAAATTTATTATGACGGTAAAGTCAAAGCTGATGTTCAAGCAGCGAAAAGTAGTATTCAAGTTGAAGAGAAAGAGAAAAAAGATGAAATAAAAGAAAAAATCAATGCATCTAAAAAAGAAATTTCAGAGCGAATATCTCCTGAAATAAGAACCGAACTAAATTTGATACCGTTTAAAACAAAGTCTATAGAAAAACTAGATAAAGGAGAAAAAGCAACTATAGTCTTCCTGGGTGATTCGACAACAGAACAGAATTCCCAAACAAACGGGAAGCCTGGTCACGTATCGATCATAAATGACTTTTTGAAAAACACTTATGGTTCGGATGTAGTTAATGTTGTTAATGCAGGAGTTGGTGGTAATACAATTATTGATATGTCTGCACGAATTGATAAGATTATTAGTATCAATCCGGATTTAGTTGTTATAAATTCCGGATTAAATGACGTAGGTAGAAAAATATCTAGTGAAGAATTCGAAACAAAATACAAGTGGACAATCGAACAGATACAACAGAAAACTAATGCTCAAATATTATTAAGAACTTCTAATAAAGTAATGGAGTCTGATTCAGTTAATAAACGATTAGAAAACGATATAAATCCAATTGTGAAAAAATTATCCGTTGAAAATAAGACAGGATTTGTAGATTTGTATAGTTATTATAGTTATCACATAACAAATTTGGGTGTTGCATTTAATAGTATTAACAACGATAATTTTCATCCGAACGAAAAAGGACAACAAATAATTGCTGATTTATTACTGTATACATTACTCGGCGATAAATAAGAGAGTAATTTTTAAAACAAAATATGACTTATATAAAAAAAGAAGCGTGCTTATAGCATGCTTTTTATTTTGAATAAAGGAGTGGGAAAATGGCTGAATTAAAACACGATGATATGAAAGAACTACTTGTTGGATTGACCAGAGTAGAAACAAAGCTTGATACACTCGGTAATGTCAAAGAAGTAGCAATTGAAGCGCAACAGTCAGCAAAAAGCGCTCATATGCGTGTGGATAGATTAGATAAATTAGTTTTTTGGTTAGGTACGACAGTTGTTGGAGCAGTTATTGTTGGGTCCATTACAGCGTTATTCAAGTTCGCAGGAAAGTAGGGATAATGATGAAAGAAAAACTAAAAAATCGTGGCTTATGGGTAGCTCTATTTGCTTTGTTAGGGATGGTATTAATGGATACTATCCCTCATTTTAATCTGGGACGATATCAGGAATATGTAGATGTAATCTTGTTCATTTTAGCTGCTGCGGGTGTTATTTCAAATCCTGCTGCGGGTAAATGGTTTGCTGATAATCAAAACGAAGGAGATGATAAATAATGGGTTACACTGTAGATATTTCAAAATGGAACGGTAATATTAATTGGCTTGTAGCAAAACAACACATTGATTTTATTATTGCTCGTGTACAAGATGGCTCAAATTATGTGGATCCTTTATACAAAGGTTACGTACAAGCTATGAAACAACATAGTATCCCTTTTGGTAACTATGCTTTCTGCCGATTTGTATCGATTAATGATGCAAAGAAAGAAGCACAGGACTTCTGGAATCGCGGTGACAAGAGCGCAACAGTTTGGGTGGCAGATGTAGAAGTAAAAACAATGGAGGACATGAGAGCTGGTACACAAGCGTTTATTGATGAACTACGCCGATTAGGTGCTCAAAAAGTCGGTTTGTATGTTGGCCATCATATGTATGCTCCATTCGGAATGGCAAATGTAAAGAGTGACTTTGTATGGATCCCTCGCTATGGAGGAAAGAAACCAGCTTATCCATGCGATATCTGGCAATATACTGAAACAGGAAATGTACCTGGTATTGGTAAGTGCGATTTGAATGAGTTAATTGGAAGCAAACCTTTATCTTGGTTTACAGAAATGAATCAACCGGAACAAAACGTTTCTAATGGTGGATATCAATATGTTAAATCTGGTGGATTTGGCGTCTCATTGGTTCCTGAAGTATTAAATGCTATGGCTGAGCGTGGAACTAAAGGACAAGTTATTTCCGATCCATTAACTGGTACAGCATATTTGCAAACAGAAGTGTTACCAAATGCTGAATTAGATAAAATTACTTGGTGGATGGACACTAGACCTGAAGGTAAATGGTTCTACGAGTATTTTAAAAAGTAAACAATGAAAGCCGTCCTATTGGGCGGCTTATTTTACATATCCCAAAAATCATCCGCTTTAATCTCCGGATCAAACTTTCTCAACACCTTTAATATTTTCTGCATTGTTTTTCTTGTGGGCGATCTATCTGGCTTATTCGCTAAATCTCCTACAGTATTTCTCCCTAATCCAGATTTCCTGACTAGCCATTCCTGTTCAATTCTATGTTTATCTAAAAACCTTCCTAGTGGCGTTCTCTTGGAACGAAACCTCCACATTATTCTCACTCCCTATGAAAATTGTTATCTACAGTACTTTCCGAAATGCACAAAAAATAAACCCCTAAAAATAGGGGCCTAAAAATGGTGCATGGTCGGCAATTTTTTACGAAAAACGTCTTTTCAATAAAGAGAGCTTCTTTCCTGGTTCTTCTGCATAGTACTTCATGTAATCGCACATTAGAATGTTAATCAGTTTGTCAGCTGTATATCCGTGCATAGGGAAGGTGTGAGCCATATCCGAGAAAAACACTTCAATCCTTCTCAATGTTCTTCTGTCAATCTTTACATCAATCGTTCCATATCGTTCATCATTTTCATTAAATTCTAATTCATAATCAGTGTAGTGTTTCTTACTCTCTAAAATTTGATACAGCTGCTCCATACTATTTTTGGACCTTATGTGTTCCAGAAAGTCCTCAACAAGTATTTCGGCTAGATCACTAGCGTTACACTCATAATCTTCCTCTTCCATATCTTCAATAATGATATTCATTCGGAATAAGTAAATTTTGAGCATCTTCACCTCAAATCGATATTTCTCTTTTAATGTCCATTCAATTTTAGTTCGTTCCCACCAATTATTAGCGCTCATAAGTTGTATTTCTTTTGTCATCACATCGTATTTACTATACATGCTGTCACCTCTCACATAGTACGTAATGCAAAGCATAAAATACGTGTCGCTGCAGCTCTTTGCGAAACTCCCCATTCAATTGCTAATTGGACAAGCTTAGAATGTGTTTCCTGCTCCAATTTCGCATGGATGTACTTTTTAGTGTCTTTATATTCGTATGCATGTATTTCGCTTATTTGAACCACTCCTACGAATCAAGAGATTCCTACGAACACTAAAGTATCCTTCAGTTATCTTAGTAGGCTACCCCCGTAGTTCCTACGGTTAGAAGTCTTATTGCTTCATTTTTTAAATTTTGTCCTGCGTTAATATCTCTGTCATGATGCGTGCCGCAAGAAGGGCATTCCCATTCACGAAGGTTTAGATTCTTAACGTCTTTATTTTTGTAACCACAACATGAACAAAGTTGGGAACTAGCGAAAGTTTTTGATACAACGATGACTTGTTTTCCATACCATTTTGCTTTGTACTCAAGCATTGTTCTAAATTTTGACCAAGATACTTCGCTAATTGCTTTGGATAATTTGTGATTTTTCAACATATTCGACACTTGCAAATCTTCAATACCGATAATATCGTGGTTTTTGATGATTTCAGTAGATATTTTTTGCAAGTAGTCTGTTCTCGCATTAATTATTTTTTCATGTATTACCGCTACTTTACGTTTTTGTTTTTGATAGTTTTTTGCTTCATCAAGTTTACATTTTCTTTTTAAAGCCAATTGCTGTCTTCTAGAAAGAATACGTTGAGCATCAACTAACTTCTTTTCTAAAGTACGAAACCATTTAGGATTTGAGAATATTTTCCCTGTACTCAAAATAGCAAAATCTTTTAATCCAACATCAATACCAACAGAAGAACCTGTTTTTTCTATTGGTTGTATTTCTAATTCAACAAGAATAGAAGCGAAGTATTTTCCGCTTTTATTCCGTCTGATTGTAGCGCTAAGAATACGCCCATCAATCTCTCTTGAATTGGAAAATCTAACCCAACCAAGTTTCGGAATAAACATTTGATTTTCTTTTAATTTTATTTTCCCAACCGTTTTATATGATTGAACAGGATTGCGTTTTGATTTGAAACGCGGTAAGTTATTTTTCCTTTTAAAAAAGCATTTGTATGCATCATCTAAGAATTTCAACGATTGTTGCAAAGATGTAGCGTCTACTTCTTTTAACCAGATGAGTTCATTCTTAAGCTGAGTTAATCGTTTCGCGCACTCATTGTATCCAAGATGTTTTTTCTCTGAGGTATAGACTTCTTCTCGTTTCGCCAGGAAGTGGTTGAATATAAATCGTGAACAACCTAGCGTTTTAGAAATTAATATTTCTTGGTTTTTGTTTGGATAGATACGAAATTTATATGCTTTATTAACTAACATTGTTTTCACCTCCTTAAATATATTATACATTCAACTACATTCAATTGCAAGTTGTCAAAATGCAGTTTATAATATACTTAGAGGTGATAACTATGAGCGAAAATCGTGGATTAAAAACACGCAAGGCATTATCTAATGCAGTTCGAATGGATTTATACGAACAACTAAAGAAATTATCAGATGAAACAAAAATTCCGATGAGCAAATTGTTAGATGAAGCACTTGAAGATTTAATTTCTAAACGAAAGCCTACTAATAAATAGTGGGCTTTTATATATTTCACATTGTTTTTAAAGCGAAACAGAGTATCCTTGCACCAGCACATCGCTGCGATACTCCCCAATCTATAGCGAGATGGACAAGTTTTTTATGAACTTCTTGATCTAGCTTTGCATGTATATATCTTTTGGTATCAATATAGTCATAACTGTGTATTTCTGCAATATAAGATAGGTTTAGATGTTCTGTGATTAATTTAGACATGTATTGTGTAGTGGTTATTCCTTGTTGAAATGCTGAGGATCTTATTAGTTGTCTTTGCATTTCATTTACGGGGATTTTTACATCTTTCTTTTTATCAGAACGAGTTTTACGAGGTTGTTGGTTTGTTATAGTAGTAGATTTTCTGGAAGGTTCAAACATAGGGTTAACATTGCTCATGAAGCTCCCCTCTTTCGAAAATTCACCTCTTCCCTCTCTTTTATCTCAGGGACACTTTTCCGTAATTCCAATATTCCATGAAAAATCGTTGAGAGAGAGGAAGGAGGGTTATTTTCTTTAAATAATTGTTTACCACTTACCCAAACTATCTAGTAAATCCATAGCATTATCTACAGCTTCTTCAGAAGGCTTCTCATCTTCTCCTGCATCGTTCTGTATGCCATGAGTATTTATATTGATTAGTAACTTTTTAACTAATTGAAGTGGATCTTCTTCACCAGCAACTTCAGCAAGTACCTGGTACATTTCTAATCGCTTTTTAATTTGCTTATTTACGTAACCTTTTTGTCCTTTACCTTGTTCCTCTAAACGAGTTACAAAGTTATAAAGAACCTTATCATTGTTCGGGTTAAGCTCAATTTGAAGCTTTTTCTTTTGTAAGTTTGTCAAAGACATCACATCCTAAATAGTAGTATCCTAATAGGTTAGCTTCTTGACCATTTTCTAGAACCGCAAATGTAGGGAATTGCTCTTTTTTCTTTTCAATACGCTTTTTATGAAGCGCGGCCATTCCACCAGTCCACACAATTTTATCGTATACAGCTAAGTTGAATTTTTGAGAAACTTCACGTAATGATGAATCGAAATGACGTTGTAATTCTTCATCTACTTTCTCAGCTACATCTTTATGAGTGTATAAGTCGTATAGAGAGCCATTGTACTTATAGCCATTTTCAAGGATATAGTGCATGTTAGAAACGCTTAAATCAGGTGTTTCGCCAATGTTATCGCGTACGATTTGCTCAATAGCCATGAATGCTTTCTCGCAACCTAATTCAGTTCCTAAACGGTCGATAACAGCATTACCAGACATATCAGTAACATCGAATGTACCGAATCCACCATCAATGATAAGGATACGATCTTCTTTATTAATAATTTCTTTTTTAACCAGGTAATATTGTGTTCCTACTGGTTGTGGGATTACTAAACACTCTTTTACTTTAACTGTGATTAATTCACCGTTTACTTTTACTGCTGTTTCTTCCATAGCGACCTTACGGATTGATTCGCGTTGATTACCGAAGTGAGATACTGGAAGACCGGTAACAAGTAACGGAATAGTAATGTTCTTCTTAAAGTCTTTTGCAATGAATCCGAATAGCTGTTTCTTAAATGTTGGATCCTCATAACGTTTTGCTTTGTTCTCGCCAAGCGCGCGAATTAATGGAAGTTTTGATTTTCTAGCTTCTTCTCCTATGTAGTAAGGGAAGTCGGTGTTCGTTAATTCAATTTTTGTGAAACTAGCTTCGTTGTAGTAGTCATCAACAGGCGCTAACACCGATAATTCTGTAATAACATCAGCCTCTAGTGATTTGTTTTTCTTTGAAGCGCGCTTTGTAAAACCATTTCCTAAGTCAATCGCATACGGATTTCCTAATAGCATATATATTCCCCTTTCAAAACCAATGGTTAATCATTGATATTTTTGATTCTAACAGATACTTACGTTTAAATTCAATGAAATATACCAAAAACGCTAATTTTATTATTGGTTAATCATTGATTATTGGTTTGCAAGGTTATAGGGCATCGCAAAGACTTCGCAATATTAATAAAAATGCATGTTGCGAGGTAGGGAAGACATAGGCTTGTCCTCCCTAAGATTCGTTAATCCTCCCTAAAAGTTTTATCAGCAACAAAAAAAGAAGACAAGCTTCGCGCTTATCTTCCTTCTCCTTGTATCTCTATGAATCTTGTATTACAATTGTTGTAGAAATCAATCGAATAAATGAGAAAGAGCCCTAAATCCTCCGCGACCAAACTTTGGATTTAAGACTCTCTGATAAGTTACACAAGGTGTATACCCTGTTGTTAATTAATTTATGTCTCTATGATATCAAATTTAAACAATAAGGTAAATACTTTTATACTCTTGTGTGACTTCCTTTTATTCTCTAAGGAGGTCTATTTGTGTTAGCTATAAGGAAACACCAGGAATCGTTCATTGATGAGTGGCATGAATGCTACTTGTCAGAACATAAAAAGAGTGGGTATATAGCCGTTTTAGATTTAAGCGGTAGCGAGAAGAAACAATTATGGATAGGCACGAACGACATTAAAACTCTTTCAAATATGTCTAATCCTTCGAATAAGGATTTTTATCTGTCTTTGAATAGCTTTGTATTTGGAAGCAGGAAAGCGACAGATTTAAAACAAATACGGAATATCGGCGTAGATTTAGATTTTTACAAGTTAGATATTTCAAAAGAATACGTGATTCAAAACTTACAAGATTTCATTGCAGAAGGGACGCTTCCTTGTCCTAATTTAGTTATGTATGGTCGAGGAATGCAACTGATTTACACTGTACAAGGTGGCGCAGCTCCACAAATGGCATTTTTATCTCAATACATAACAAACCACTTCATAAAAATGTTGATGCCATTAGGTGCAGACGGATCATGTAGCGATCTTTCAAGGGTCCTGCGCATGCCATATACAACGCATAGCAAAACTGGAAAGCAAATAGAACTTGAAATTTGGACAAGACGCGAACACGATCTACAAGAGTTATATGATTATGTACCACCTTTAGAAAAGAAGAGACAACCGAAACGAACTGCTACACGTAAAAAAGGGTCAATTTCAACACTACCTTCTCAAAAAGGGGTAATGAACCTTTATAGTTTAAATACAAAAAGGAAATCTGATTTAGAGAAGATTGTGGCGCTCAGAAATGGCGAAATAGAGCATAGACACGACATGACATACATTTACGCCTTCACGACAGCTTTGATCGTTAAAAACCAAATAGCGACGTTAGAAATGACGTTTCAGATAAATGATAAATTTAAAGAACCGCAAACGAAAAAAGAAGTAGAAAGAACAGTGAAAGATGCGTATAGAGATGCTATAAAGTTTTTCGATGCGTTTGCGGAAAATGGGTTTACGATGCGAGGATTAGCGTCAAATTTAATTAAACCAATGAAAACAGAGACGATTTTTAGAAAATTAGACATAAAATTAACAAAAGAAGAACTTGAATTGATGGATACATTAATTGATTCAGAGGAAAGTAAACACAGGGACAAGCTAAGAAAGCGAAAAACCCGTGGTTCTGTTAGCTTAGAAGAACATAAAGAAAAAACTGCAAGACAAACTGATAATCAGCTAGCTAAATTAAAAGAATTGATCGCAGAAAATCCAAAGCCAAAATGGAAGTCCGTAGCAGCAGAAATGGGCATTTCGGAAAGGCATTTACGTCGTCTAAGAAAAGAAATATAAAAGCGGACATCCCTGTCCCTTTAAAGCAAAGTTATATGCACCCTAGTACTGTGTTATTCCTAAACCTCCTATTTAGGGGGTTTTTATTATGGTGGAGATGTTATACTAGTCCTTATTTCCGAATTTGGTTTTATTAATCAGATATAGTACGTGAAATTATTATTATAGAGGTCTACTGAAGATTAAGGGTTTCTGTTATAATCAATCGTGCACAAGTGCAAAATCACATGGAACTCACCTACGGAAATAGGTGGGCTTTTTTATATTGGTGAGCTTGTACAAGTATGATAGAATAAGAACAACTGTATATTGTAGGGTGGGAGGTTACGACTGTCCTTTTCTCATTTGATGAGGGAAGGAGGTGTAGCCAATGGATCTATTTCTTCAAATAGTATTAGAGGTAATTAAGACGATTGTACGAGAACTTGTGGTTTTCGTAGTTAAGAAGATTACTTCTAAAAACAAAAAGAAGAAGACCACCCGTCAGCCTCGCAAGCGTGGGAAGTCTTCTAAATCTAAAAAGTAGTATTTAGTCGTAACTACTCACCTTGCGGTAGCAGTTACTTGAAGAGATGTTGACGCATCTCTTCTTTTATTATATACGTACAGAAACATTGAAATACCTTTAAGGAAATTATAACAAATGTAAAAACAAATGAAAAGCCCATTGAATATTCGTAACAGTGGGTTTTGGGTTGGGTACTACTATCTCATTGCACAAAAGGGACTTTGCATAAAAATAATATCATATTTTTAAAGTTGTTATATTGAGAAAAAAGAAAAGACACCCTAAGGTGCCTTCCTCCGACTTGATAACCACTTTAATTTTAATAATATGAGTGTTGGATTCTCATCCAATATCATTATATCACATTATAGAATGTTAGAAGATTGAGAAAAAATAAAAGCACTCTTTCGAGTGCCTTCAACTATTCTACTTTTAACTTAATCTCTTTACCCATCATACCGCCACGAGCTTTTAAAACTAAGCCTTGTGCGTCAGCAGGAACATCAAAAATGATTTTTCCTGTTTGAGTTAGTCCAGGGTTAAGTTGTTTTAAGAAGAAATCAGATTTACCGCCGTTACCTACATCAAAAGCCGTTTGAGCTTGTGTAGAATATTTAAATTCACGATCTTGATTATCAACTAATTTGAAGCTGTTAGCATCGACAGTGATAGCGTCTTTTTGGTTGTTAGTGATAGAGATTTCCACTACTTTAAACACACCTTGCGCTTTTTCGCTTAAGTATTGGCCACCTACTGAATCTGTTGATTCAACAGAACCTACAGCGATTTTAACTTTAGAAGATTCGCCTTCTTTAGAAAGTTCCTTTTTAGGTTCTTCTTTTTTAGGCTCAGTTTTAGCTTCTTCCTTCTTAGGTTCGTCTTTCTTTGTTTCCTGTTTTGCTTCTTGTTTTGGTTCGGTAGAAGCTGTTTTAGTTTCTTCTTTATCCTTAGTACTATTACCATAAGCTCCAAGTACTACGATAACAACGATAACCCAGAACCACCATTTTTTGTAGAACGGTTTTTTCATTATTGTTTCCTCCAGTTATGTAAAATGTAAGATTTCCGAACTTATCATAGCAAACAATTAATTCGAATATTGTCATATTTTGTCGAACGCAAATAAAAAAGAGAACCGAGTGGCTCTCTTGGTAGGATTGGTAAAATTATGTAAAATTTTACCTCTAGCAAATGGAAATGATTTCTTTTATCATGAAATCAAATCACAATATATCCTTGTTGTTTTGCAACATTTTCACGTACAATGAAACTTGTTTTGCAAAACGACCTTGCTGACGTCCATCGAGCTCCTCATAAGCTCTTTGGATATCATTGAATAGTAAACCTAGTAACGCATCTTCTTTCCTATTCTCGAAGTTAAGAAGAGCATCTGTGGAGGTGTTAAAAAACGACGCAAGTACCTTTAAACTTTCAAGATCAGGTTCATGACGATCAGTTTCCCAATTTTTGATTTGTCCGCGTGATAAACCCGTTCTTTCAGATAATTGTTCTTGCGTTAAATCGAAAGACTTTCTTAATTGTTTAATGTTTTGTCCGACTGTAGTTTTCATAGTTTGAGTATAATAATCGCCTTATCACTATACCACAATTGGTCGATAATCTGACTTTTTTAAGTGACTTAGGTATTTTTAAGGACTTGATAAATATGTATAGAACAAATGTTTGTTTAGTGGTAAAATATGCATGTGGATACTTCAAACGTCTAAATGCAAAATTGCATATTTTATTTTTAGATGATTTAAGAAACGTTGATTTAAAGCGATTTCTCAACTTTCTCAACAATTGTCTGATAACTGCACGACTGAATATTGGGAAATTTGTGGTATTATGAAAACAAATAAAATAAACGGACGTGAAAAAAGACCCACGGTGTAAGTAGTGTTGGAGCACTCTTACACTGCCCCCTAAGCCAGCTAGGGAACATTGTCGCGGATCTTGTACATACATATTATAACACACCTTAGATTGAAAGTGGCGCGTTTTCCTTTATATGTAACAAATTGGGGTTTACGTGTCTTTTGTCCACAAGGAGGACAAGCACTGTGCAAGAGGTATTAAATAAGATTTCAAATCAAATCAGTTTTCACAGAATGAGCACTCGTAAAATAGGAAAACAGATCAACACAACACATGTTACCATTTCTAATTTCCTTAATGGGAAGTCTCAAATGAGGTCTAATACTTTTGGTGAATTATTAAAAGAAGTTTTCCCCAACGATGTAACTACAAGAAGAATGTGTTGCGAAAGATATTTTTCTCAGACAGATAAACCAATCAATAAGAGGTTAGCGATGGATTATCTCGCTGTGCATGGTGAACAGGAATTATTAAAACAATTGATCGACATTGAAAAAGTATCTCATGATAAAGATAATCGTGAATGGGCTTATGTTTATGAACTAATTTACTTACGTAATAAGGGCGAATTGTCAGGGAAGAAATTACAAAAACGACTACATCAGGCAAAGAAGGAAATAAAGTTATCTACAACCGAAATGCAAATTTTATTTGAAATCTTATCGTTATTTGCAACAGCTGATAGAAGGAATTTCAAATTGCTGAATGATACTGCTGCTATCTTATTGGAAGAGGTGGATTCAATTTCAGATCCTTATTTAAAACTCTCCTTTGAATACAAAATTAAAGAATGTATGATTCAAGGACTGTTAATGTCAGGTGAAGTGGAAAAAGCAAGAACTACATGTCATGAAATTATAAACAGGGAAGAGTTACGACGACGGTTTCCGATGATCGTAGCTACTGCATATGGAACTTTAGGAGAATCGTACACTTTTGAAAGTTTTGAAACAGCAACGTATTATATTAACCAAGCAATTGAACTATTAGAGAAGAAACTTAACGCTCGTATGAGTTTACGTAACGATATGATGGTAAACACGATTGAATTTTTGAAAATAATGTGGAAAGTTGGATTAAATAATGTTCATCCGATCCATATAGCTGAGAAAGCTTATTTAGAAATTCAATTAGGGGATAATGAAAAAGCTATCCGGATGTTAGAACGTCTCAAAGAGGAAAATGGAGAGCTATCTGCATTTCAATTATATTATCTAGCTTTAGCAAAAAATGATAAAAAATTATTTGTGGAGTCTTTAAATAAGTTCGAGCAATTAGGTAATATTTTTTACTCCCAATTACCGAAGAAAAACCTAGGGATAATATAGTAAATATGGTATAATATACTTAGCAAATTAAGGAGGTATTTTATGTGTAAAATCCTTAAAGTAGTACCAGCTTTACTATTAGTTGGAGCGATTTTACTGAATCCACCAGTAAAGGAAGCACCTAAACAAGAAGCTTCAACAGCTCCGGTACTATATAAGATGGTTGATCCTGGAACTGGTTCCGGTTGATATAAAACAAATTTGATGAATAAATAATTTAATATATTATATATGAATGACATCGTCAAAATGGCGATGTCATTCGCTGTTTCTGGAGATTGGTAAGTGTTTGCCGAAATCGAAAAACACTTACCAATTGTGAAAAATTCACAAACTATAAAGAGGATGCAGGGGGAATTTGAAATGACAAAAGAGCAATTATTAAAACAGGCAGCAATTGAGTGGTTATTAAAAAGCGGTAACGATGATGTAGAGGAATTACTACAGTCAGCTGTATCAAGTACATACAAAGAAGAATAAAGAAAAAGAAAAAAGACTAACCGATTGGTAGTCTTTTTGTTATTTACCACTATTTTTTTGCTTTTTGGTATTGAACAAACATTTCTAAGTGCTCTAATGCTTTATCTTGTTCCGAATCCTCTAGTTCCGCGATTAACTTTTCAAGTCTCTTGGCCATTTCTGTTGCTTTCTCGTCATCTTCTTTTGTTAAACGTGAATCTTCAGCGCGTCCTAATAGGTAATCTGTAGTTACTTTATGATAATCAGCTATTTTCTGTATTAGTTGTAAGTCTGGTTCGTTACGATCGTTTTCGAAGTGAGAATATCTAGCTCTAGATATTTCAATACCTTTAGCAACCTCTTCTTGAGTCCTGCTGCCTCTCAACTCTTTTAACTTTTCTCCAAATGTCATTTTAATAAATCCCCTCTCGCACCGTGTCAATTATTAATAGTATATCCTCATTATAGATACAAAATGTATCGTTTTAAAGAGTTTTATTAAAAAA